TGACGAAAACAGAATGCTTTCCAAGACCAACAAACGTATCAGGATCTGCAAGAGTGGTTGCAGTCGTCCCTTGGTTCTTTGTCGATAGGTGCACACGTACATCTGAATATGCAGCGGCAGTAGAAAATAGTTGAGGCAGTTCGACAATGAACTTCAATGCTTCAATAACTTGCGCTTTCGCGCCGTTCGAAGAAGAAAAATTTCTCATAACAGGAAGGGGGAAGGCAGTCGTAGCCGACGTGTTATTGCCTGCAGAGGCACTAATCGTCATGTATTCTGGTTTGTAGTCTTGGCTACCGCCTGTAAGAATGTTTGATTCGGAAGTGTTGGCATTGCGGCGACGCGGTCGTCGCACTGCTCGTGGTCGTGTAATCTGGTTCATAGTTTTATAACTGCGAGTCCCTAATAGGGCAGCTCAACCGTATTTGTTAGTTCTTGTGGTACTTCACCACGCTCCTTGAATTCTAATAAATCGGTTCTGCGGAAATGAGCTTCGAGGATACCTTGTTGCGCTGGCGTAATGCCCCACGCAACCCATATATCATATATTGTTTCAGCCTCGACTTCGCTAGTATACTTGTACCGCATACCCCTGCTACTAAATTGACGTCCTGACGTGAGGAATTCACGCGACTCTCGGTAATTGACTTCCTTGCCACATTTCGCAAACATGTTGTAAAAATCTCTAAGCACAGGAACAGCGCCGTACATCGATAACCCACAGTCACCGACAGCATAGCACCATTCTCGGAAGGTTTTGCGATTAGACAAGTCAAGAGTCGTCATCATATCTTTTCCTAAGACAGTCGGGATGTTGCGAACCATCAACGTACCACCTGCAACGCGAATAGGTCGCGATTGACAGAATTCTACTTGTGGTAACTCATAGACGGGTTTTTCAAAAACCATCCGAAATCCCATATCTCGGAAGAAATTGTCAGCACCGTCAGTGAAACGTTTGAGGTCGCAAGACTCCATGAAAATCATGCAGTCATCACCGTTATTAATTAGTTCAATTGACACACCACACAGCTTGGACCACGTGTACATCATCGCACACATAATCACGCAGTTGCCTAAGCTTGTGTTAAGGTCGCCACTACATCTGCACCCATTCACGGTGTACTTTAAACTGCCATCCGCAGTTGAAGCATAACCGGTGGTCTTAAGTTGGCCTCGTAGTAGCTTGGTCAAGAACTTGTCTTGGTAGATCGTCTTATAGAGCTCATGCTCCTTCGCCAACATTGGCGCAGAAACATGCATATCAAACTTGGTGGCATCTGCTCCCAGCCCCACTGGGTTGGAGAATTTCTTCCATTTTCTGGCGATAATATTACCAACTTGAAGCGCATTGTAGTGCTTCATAATAGTCGGTGTAAACTTACCGTTTCCGAAAACTTTGCCGATTGCATGGTAGATCTTCTTCTCTGCATTCTTAAGATATCGTGCCAAACACAAGTTGTAGACGGGGTGGCGCGGCTGAATGCCGCGCGGGGGTTTTGCCAAATTGGACTTTTCACACTTCACAAACATTGTAATGTATGCATATTTCGCCAAATATCCAGTAGTTCTAAAAATTTTTGCTGCAAGCTCGTAGCGTTTCCGCTTGCCTCCCGTATATGAAGCGACAACCTCATCAATAGACAAAGGTTGGAGCTTCCCGGTAAACCGAGCAACTGACTGGATGAAAGGCGTCAATGATTCAATGACACTGTTCTTGGGTACCAGTGGTGGTTCAAACGTTCCATCGGCCATCTTGGTGTAATACATACGTTCCAAAAGGGCTCTTTCAAGATTGTCGATGGATGCTTCAAACACACCTAACTGGGCATCTTTCGTTACTCCGCTAATAAGATGCATTTTCTTGAATTTCAAGAGTTTGTTAGCGGGTAGGGATCGGTCTAGTGATCGGACAACGTGTAGATCCCGATGAGATAGCGAGCTGCGCTCACTAAATCCACGTGTCCACACCAGACCCCCCTAGCACTTACCTTCGGGATACGAACCCGTCGAAAATTGAATTCGACGAATCGTAGCCAACAGGCTTGCGATTACGCTGGGATAGCGTTCGCTGTCGTTGAAGATTGCCAATTCCATAGCATTCTTATTCTTCACCCAACATTCATAGGAAGTTACCTCGAGATCATCACGGCTCATGGTGAGAAGACTCATCCACACCTTATTGAAGATCTTGCTTCGATCGCAAGTACGTACGTTCTTGGAATATTTGTCACACACCTCGTTGACCTTCTTCCGAACCATCATCTTGCTAGCTTCGAGATTAACCCTATCCCGTGGTCTCAACGTACCAACATCTGCACGGATTGATTCAGCAACCCAGATACAGAATGTTCTACGTTTATGCTTTCGCACAGTGGGAGACTCCACCGTTGGGCCACACAAGTAGTCGAGTACGGATTCAGGCTTGACGTCTGCATCGACCTCATATGGGCAATCAACGTCACGCTCAAGCATGCGCGAGTAGAGCGCATTCATGCGAGTGTAACATGAAAACCCAAATAACAACTTGGTGACGAGAATTATAGCTGGCACGCTGCATAGGAGCGGTAAGATAACGAAGTAATTCATCTCCGGACAAT